GTTCTCCCCTTCCAATACGATAAAGTTTGCGAGTCTCTGTATCTGTGAAGTCAAGAGATTTGTAGTCCAATTCATAATCAAACTCTTTCATTGGAAAAATGCCTCCAGTCCCTTATATTTGATGGGCATTGCTGTTAGTGGGCGTGTGGAGTTAATGTCAACAATAGCTCCGATCTTTTTGGAATTGATTGGTGCGAAGTATTGTCGTTTCTTTGTGTTGTAAAACCCCCAGATGGTGCTGACTTTATCGCCATTATTGTAATTGTAATGGTTAAGATGGTCACACCAAATGCTAATAACATTTGCCCTAAACTGGGCGGTTCGGTATCTAAATCCTGTGGGTGCTTCATGAATAAAATCGGATGGAAGTTCAGTCATTAGTTAGCAGTGGCAAATCGTCCGTTGTTGAAGTTAGCACGGGAGAACTGTTGACGGTCAACAATCTTGAATGTACCGTAGCAGTTCTTGACAACAATGCCCTCATGTTTGGCAAGTTCGTCACCAATCAAGCAGACACACATCTCACGAGCAAAGTATGACTCTGCTGCCACATTCTTCATCGTGATGATAAGATTGTAGAGAGCAAACAATTTCCAGTCAATACCAGTGTCATCGGCAAGATTGAAGACGTTGAGTTCTTTACCCTCACGAATGTAAGAGTTGATTGTCTTCTTGACATTTGCCTTTGCAACTTTAGTTTTGAACTCAGGGAAGTCAATATCTTCCATCAAGTATCGTGCATGGTTAGCATACACTTTGAGGAAGTTGTTTGACGGTTGAATGTAACTTGCATTGACAGACAAGAACTTGACATCATTGCAGTGCCAAACAGCATTGTAAGGTTCAGAAACTGCGGTCGCAATCGTGTCGCCACGGTATTGCGTATGAAGAGCAAATACAATCTGCTCATCAATAGGTTTCAGAAACTTGTAAGTGATAGTATTGGGAGTGATTGCAACGTTGCCGTTACCAACACCCATGAAATCTCCCTGAAAAATACCATTGACCTTGGGAAGATACATCAAGCAGAGTGTCAACACATTGCGAAGATTCTCTGACTCGTGGTTAGCACGAATGTCCTCCACAGTATAGTTGATCTTAGGAGTTTTCTTGTTGAATACACTTTTAGTGCCAACAAAAAACTTGCCGTTCTCAGGATTCGTGCCAAATACAACGGCGGGAGCACCATCGTACTTCACAGATGCCATGTTGCCAGCATCACCCTCGTAGATAAACTCTAGGAAGTTGATGACATTTAGAGCAGCATCCTTGCCGTCAAGGATGAGATCTTCGGGGTGTTCGATGTGCGTGTTTTTCATACTAGTATAATGGCACAGGATGGGGCAGAAATCAAGCGATAGTGTGCAGTTCGCTGACTGTCACATCAGCGGCGAACAACACTATCAAGCATCTCACCTTTTTCAAAAACAGTATCAACAACCGTCTGCAATGCTCGCGCAGTAGCAACACCAACGTTTGAATATACGGGCACAACACAGAGCCCATAGGTCTTAGATTCTGCACCAAGACGCAACACACGACCGATAGTCTGAGTCATCTCAATGACATCCATGTTACGCATGAAGATGACAGTTTCCAGTTCGCTGACGTTGATACCTTCGGACAGAATAGAGCGGTGAAGAACAACAAACTTTTTCTCGGGATCTTTGCCCCAGGCATTCAAAGTGTTGAAGAACTCTTCACGATTGACTTTCTTGCCATCAACAACTGCACCAGTCTTGGATGTGATATAGAGGTAAGAATAACCACGCTTGATGAGTTGAGTGGCAAAATCAGTTGTTGCCATCAAGTTCATAAGTTGCTTGCTAGTCTTCACACAAACAAGAATCTTCTTGGTGTCAGTCTCTTCGATTGTGTCAATCACATTCTCAGCATCAGTCTCGCACGAAATCATCCGTGCATTCTTGTGCATATCAAACTTCTTTGCTTGAATACGAGGAGGGATGATGTATCCACCTTGAACCAACTCAGGGGCAGAAACTCGTGCAATAATTTGACCATAGACACGCTCATCATTCATGCCTGGTTTGTTGATAGTGACCGAAGTCTTGCGAGTTGCAGTAAAGAAGTAGCAACGATCAGCATCGTAGCTGAAGTGCTCAGTCGCAGGGAAAAAGTTACGCTTGACGCTGTTATGTGCCTCGTCAAAGTAAATCGTATTGACCTCAATATCTGCCTGCATCACACGCTCAAGCGAATTGTAGGTGGTGAAGATGATAACATTCTCACCAGCAGTGCGAGCACAATTAGCAAACATGTGGATCTTGTCTGCTTTTGTAGTGCTGAAGTGATGAGTTTCACCACTATGAACGTGCATGATGTGAGTGTGACTAGCATCAATCATCTCCATAAACTCGCTGCAAAGTTGTTCAGCAAGGAGGATACGGGGAGCAACAACAACTGTGGTGGTGCCGTTGTTGACAGAATCAAGTGTGGTGATGGTATCTTGAATCATGCACATGGTTTTGCCACCACCAGTGGGGACAATAACCTGACCTTTGTTGTAACGAACCATGCGCTCAGTGATGTGCTGTTGATGACGACGAAGAGTGATAGTCAAGCGCGTGATTTGAATCGATGAATGTAATATAAACGAAAACAGCACCCCTGTCAAGGGTGCTGTGCAGGTTATTCAACTGTCACACTGTATCAGTTTGAGTCCATAATGTCTGAGTATTCACCATCATCGATAGATTTCACGAACGTTGGTAACAACTGAGGAGAGATTTCCTCAGCATAGTATAAGAACAGATCCTCGTCTTCAAAGAAGTCTTCGTGGAAATCATCGTCCTTAATTTGCTTCAACTCCTCCATGTTTTGCTCAACTGATTGTGCATTGACATAAGATTCAACAAACTTTGCCACAAACTCATCCAAAAGAACTGGATAGTTATGCAGTTGAATCTTCAGACGTTCGTATAACTTTGCCCTGATTGGATCTTTCTTAAGAAAGTCAGGCAAAGAATAGGGAGATTCTTCACTCCAAGTCTCGGCATCATTTGCCTCTTCTTGTTGCTGATAGATCTCATTTTGCTCCTCTTCAGATAGAGAAATGAGTTCATCATCTTTCAGTGGGATAGAATCAACGCTTACAACTTCGCTCTCACGGAAGTCATCAAACTCATCAAATCCTTCCTCGTAAGTAGGATCATTGTACCTAGGATCTTCACTCATCGACTTCTTCCTCAGTGTATTGTTCAGAGACTGCTTCACTTTCAACGTCAACATCTACGTCAGCAGCATCAACCTCCTCGCCTTCTTCGCCCATTGAAGCTTCTGCTTTGTCCTCCATTTCTTCCAGTTCTTTCTCATCAACTGGGGTAAATGGGATCTGACAAATTTCACACAACTCTTTCAACGTATCGTTGTCATAAATGTGTGCAATCTCTTTGCGGAGATCATCAGCAGAGTCACCAACAAAACTGTCCAGCATCATATCATACGCGAACTTATACAGTTCTTGTTCATCCATGCTTTCCAGAACTTTCACAGCATAAGCACCGCTCAGTTTGGCAAATTGGTCATCAGTGTATGTCATTGGGAGGTCAAATTGATGTTGAAAAGTGTAACTTATGTATGTGACAAAACCTTCCAGTTGCTGTCACTTTGTTCGGTAATCCAGAAAAAGTATTTACCATTGAATGAACGTAGGAACATTCTATTCTGTCCAAAAGACTCCTGTGTATGTTCTACCACACAGACAGAAATCTCATCCATTTCATTAGCAAAGCGGTTTTTTGCCTTGCGTGAGATGGGTTCAACTTCGACAATCATAACAGCAATGTCACTTCCTTGTCATCTTAGCAATAAATTTGCGTGCTGACTCCTTGGTGCGACACTTCTTCAACTGGACACACATACCATCCTTGTTTGGTCCTAACACCATGAATTGTTTGCTACATGCAATCGGCACAGCAGCATAGTTTCCACAGTTGGAATAGAAACCCTGAAGTTGTTGCTCAGGGTCAAGAATATAAAAGTTTGGAGGATACTTCAAGAATACGCAGCAGGATACAGTTCATCGAGAATCTTGTGACATTTCTTGTATGTCTCCAAGTCGTGAATGTGTTGCTTTTGGTAACTCCTAACAGCAGAAAAGATCAGTTGATTCTGTCGCTGATAGTCTTCCTTGAATCGTGCAAAGTTTCGGCACCCACATTTGGGGTAGTCACCATAAACTTCCTTGTACGCTTCATTGACATTCTTCATCACAGTTTTTGTTTTTGTTGTAGAGTTTGCGGACTTTTTTGAGTGCTTTCAACTCATACTTGATGTTAGCATAAGCAGTTTCAGCATCAAGTTTCTTTGCCATTTCCATGGCACAGATCATACTAACACGAGTTCCAAATAATTGGATCGCTTTATCGTAGCAGTCTTGTTCTTCGTACATGTTATGCTGTAGATTGTCGAAGGTTACGCACAGATTTAATTATACCACCATCAAAGTGAACACGCAACATAGGATAAGGAGCATACTTACAATCCCATTTTGATGGATAAACAGTGATTGTGTCAAAAAGATTCACGGCTCTGACTCTACCATGATTGCCATTGGGAGTGTGCTTTAACAGCGGAAAGGTTGATTCAGTATTCTCTGACCAATCTTGTGTCCCAGCATAATCAATCTCATACAGTTGTCCTGCTGGTGAGATCCAATACTGGGAACAATAACAGTTAAGATCTTTTGTTTGCAACTCCCTATTGTAGAACCCAGGTCCAAGATCGTAGGAGCATTTAATGGTGTCATATAATCCCATAGTTTGCCTTGAACCTCAACAAAGGTAGTTTAGTCATGGTTTGAATGTTTGTCAATACTGTGTTAAGAATTGTTGACGCAGTTGCACTTCATTACTGAATGCTTCCTGCTCCCATGGTTCATCTTCGTAGGCAGTATCAGGGTCGATAAGTTTACCGTGCCAGTAGTTTTTGCCACGGCGTTCTTTACGATCACTGACCAACCATTGCTTGAGATGTAACAGTTCGTGCATCAATGTGCTGATGTAGTCTTCTCTTTCGAGACCAGAGTGCAGTTCAATGAGAAACTCACGCGGACGATATGTGCTGTCCGTGACACTACAAGCACCGTGAAGTCCTTCTCTTAGAAGACCACGAACCACAATATCTATGTCAAACTTGTACCGACCAAGTTTGTGCTCAGTGACAAACCATTCAACAGCAGATCTTGTGATTCGTTTGTAACCAGAATAGTCTGCAATCGAGAGGGAATAAGACATAGCCAGTGAAGAAACCAGACGCCAGAAATAACAAATAGGAGTTTCATGTGGTCTAGGTGGTGTCGCTCATGAACACACTATAAGACCCCCACAAGCGTCAGCAAGGGGGGTCTGGTACACTTTATGGGGTGTCACATGGATCAGGGGACAAAAGCAATCCAATGCCATCCGATAATATCATCTCTTGCTGCTGATAATGAAATGCCACCATAACCTTGAGATCCGATTTTATCAAACTGAGATATACTAACTTCCGAACCGTGGTTATAGTCAGTGCCACAATCAGAAGCACTATTCCTCTTACCATTAAGAGAATATCCAGTCACTGTTGGTTGATCTGCCATTGGCGTACTAAATCTCACACTTGTCACACGGTTGGAGACCGTAGAATCTATTCTATGGTAAGTAGCACCAAGAGAGGTAACTTGACCAGGAATTTTCTCACTATGTGGACTGTAATCGTATGAAGTTTGAATATAACGCTGACATACCCTCAGATCTTCTTCAAATCTCAAGTATTCAAACTCTGATGGATACTTTTGACCAGGATGTGCGACCTCCCACTGAACACCAGTTACTTCAAACCAATTTGCTGCATTATCCATCAAACCAAATGGTGTTGCTCCCCCTCTGTTGGTGTTGGTATTATTTTGCCATGTTGTTGCTGGAGTTGATCCACTAAAACCACTTCCTGCATCTAACCAAAAGCGAACCAGAAAATCTGTGGTGCCATTATTAGAATCATCTCCAAATGCGGCAGATGGGTCAGTATCTCCTGGAATAATGAAGTGCTTAAATTCCCAGGTATTTGCAGAGTTGATTGTTACTTCCTTGATAAAATTTCTTCCGTTTATCGCACCACCAGCGTCAACGTTACGAAACTCATTTGTAAATGTTCCTGTTTTATTTGAACGACACCAAAAACTGAAGATAGAATCTTTAGCATTTGAATAACCATATCTAAGCGGTTCAATATCATCTCTGCTGTTAATTCTTTGTTCTAAAAAGTGATACTCTGAACTGCCAGGAGTTTCTGCTTCATTACAGTCAATGTGTAGAGCATAATGATGACCAGTGTCTGTGCCAAATCCTACACTTCTTGACATGCCAACAGCATTGTCCATGGCATGAGTTATGTGCCATCTATCACAACACATAGTACCATTAAATGCACTTACTACTGTTGCCCTGAAAGATCCTCCACCATCTTCTTCTGGTGATGTTGATATTCCTAACTGAGCAATTCTCATGCCTCCATTATCAATCAGGTTTCTACGCCAGGAAGTCTTAACAGCAGGATAATA